AATAATCCAAAACCGATATCATTTTATACCGAGCAGCAGGCAGAGCCTTTTCCGCACTAGGCCATACAAAACGAGAAGCACTATTCTGCTTCACACCCCTACCGCCATTCAAGTTCTCAACAAACTTACGAGAACCATCAACAGTAATACGGTGCTTACGACTACCAGTAGGCGACAGGCTATACGGATACTCTCTCGTATAGGCATAACGGTTCATCGCCCTACGACTACGACCAGCCATGTCAGCAATACCCAAAGCAGAAGAACGAGTCCTAACACGAGCAATCGAATTGTATTTCTTCTTCACAGCCAAACGAGGAGTCTGAATAGTAGTCGAATTAGCAGGAAACCCAGTATTCCAAGTCAAACGACCCGGAATAACCTTTGGAATCATACCAGACAAAGGTGGGCTAGACGGAATACCACGCCTAACAGCATCCTCAACAGGCTTAGCAATATCACGAGCCTTAGCCCTCAACTGCACAACATGACCCTTATCAATCTGACCCAAAATCTGAATCATCGGGCGAACATCAGTAAATGCAACAGCGACCCTGCCATTAGCAGAAGTCACAGAGAAATTACTAACAGCCATACAACCATTCTACCGAGCAAAAAGAAAACCACCCTTTCGGGTGGCTTTCCTCAACTGGAACTCTGAGCCTGCGCTCTCGCTACCAAATAACGAGTCATAGTAAACAACATACGGTCAGACTCTTGCATAAGCAAAGACGGTGCAATGCCCGTTTCACAAGCCAACGCAGCAATGTGCCAATGAGCGGAAGTTTCGCCCAGACCCCTTATTTTGGGTCTGATTCACTCGCCCCAACAGAAGCAACATCTTCAACCCAAGACTCGAAATCTTTGGTCGTTTCCTTACGGCGTTTCTCGCTAGTCCAAGCCAAAAACAACAGGTGAGTGTATTTCACACCAGATTCCAAAGCGGTAACTGAAATGTCATACTTTGTTTCAAAAGCAACAAGGTCGGCAGCCGAACAAGTTACTTCCTTAACATCACCATTATTCAATTCAATGCGTAGATTGATTTTCATTGTTTTCCTTATGCAGTTGCACGGGTTACTGAGCCGCTAGTTGGCCAAGTAACTGAGAATGACGAGAGGTCACCAATGCTGCCAGCAATAGGGCTGTAAGCGTTGATAAGCACAGTCGCTGTGTAAGACGGGTTGGTTGCCGACACAGTAGTTCCTGCTGGCTTAATAACCAGAGTTCCTACGGTGTTAACAAGAGGCCAGATAGTTGCATCAACAGAACCAGCAGCGTAGTCCTGATAGAAGTCCAACTTTGCTGAACCTGAAAGGATACCGCCAACAACAGTCTTGTAAACAGTTGAGGAAGTTCCAAAGGTGGTTGTGTCCACTTCGTTAGCAGACACATCAAGTGTGACGGCGTGAAGTGATGAAGTCAGGTCTGTGCCGTTTAGCGACACCTGAAACTGAGTGGCAAGGAACTTAGCCAATTTATACTCCTACTTATGCGAAAACCGTCACAGACCATTCGCCTGCTAGGTAGTTTGTTTCACCAATTGTCAGATTACCATAGGTTGATAATCCGGTTACTCGGCAGTCGTTTGCACTACCACCAAGTGAACGGTCTAATTCTATCGCACTCTTGACCGACAGCGTTCCTGAACTTGCACAATACTGGTCAAGCAGGTTCTGGGCATTACGCCCGTCAGCACGACTCACAATAACAGTCACAGTAAGCAAATACTCATCCAAGCCACGACCAAAAGTAGTGTCATAGTTGATGCTGTTCACAGTAATAATTGCAACAGGTGGCTGAGGCTGCTCAGGAATCTGAGTCGAAGTCCTCATACCCGTAATCGTGGCAAGGTTAGTAGCCAAACCAGCCTTGATAGAGGTCAAAGTCGTCATGCGAGGTTTCTCAACATACGGTAAGGGTTGACAAGCATCTGCACATCAGGGTCGAGGCGTGTGCCAACACGGATAAAGCCCAAGTCTGGTGAAGAAAGAACACCAAGAGGCGAGTCCAAACGCTTGAAAATACGGCTTGCCTGAATGATGGTTGCCTGCTTTACAGCGGTAGGCACAGCAGACCAACCCCAAACACCAGTCACCTTGACAGACGCAATGCCCAAAGACGAAGCGTAGTTGTAAGCACCGACAGCACGAATACCCGTGATAGGCCAACCAGTCAAACCATCAACCTTGCCATTCAACGGCTCAAACTGTGTGTCAGTCGAAGCCCAAGTCAAATCGTAAGTCGAATCCAAATTGCTTGAACTCTTGACCTCGCTAATGCTCACCGCATCATCAATCGGCAAATAAATAGCGTTGTCTGGTGCAAAATAGCGCACAGCAGTTCCAGCGTTGTAAAACGAACGCATCGTATAACCATCAATAAGGCGAGAAGCAGCCTCAATGTTGCCCTCAAGGATGGTGTCGTCAATAGTATCCGCAGATGGGATACGCAAAGCAGCCTTAACATCTGCCAAAGTGCAATAACCGTTAGTGATAGCCACAAAGACTCCTAAAATCTATGAGTCTATTCTACCGCTAAACCGCATACGGGCTTTTATGTCAGTAGAACTAATGCCAGAAGTGTAAGGGATGTAGCACAAACCAATGCCACGCTGGTCAAGCCAAAACTGGTCAAACTGCATCTGCTTGTAATAGTCCTTAGTTGCCCAATCAGAACCAACAACAACCAAATCAGGTTTCACCATCTCAATCGTTGGGCGTGAATCAGCACCACCAATGTTCGGCACAACCTCATCAACAAACTTGCAGGCTTCCAAAACCTCACGGCGTTCATCAAAACGCATCACAGGCGGCTTGCCCTTGTATTCCTCAATGAACTCGTCAGTATTTAGGGCAACAGTCACAGCACCCAACTCGGCGCATCGTGCTAAGAGGCGAACATGACCGGCATGGAACAGGTCGAATGTGCCGCCCGTATAAACTCTCAATCCCATCGGTTATCCCTACGGACTTTGAGCGACCAAGCGCCCTCTGAATAGTCCTCTTGTGCCACTTTCTTCTCATAAAGTCGGTGATTTGCCGAATAGGTGCGAGAGTTTTCCGCCTGAAAACCGCTATTGAGCGTTGAACTGTTATCGTGATGAACTTTCGCATCAATAAAGTTCTTCTTGACACCGTGGAAATCAATACGGCGCTCGAAATCGTTATCGTCAAAATAAAGAGGATAAAATCGTTCATCATACAACCCAACCTTGTCTATACAGCCCTCACCGAACGCCACAGCCGACCAATGAGGCACACAGTCAAGGAAGTTAACCGCATCTGTCAAAACCTCTCTATCGGCCTTACAGAGCGTTTCAGGGGCAAACCAGCAGTCATCATTCACCAACAACCAATACGGTGCGTAAGGTGTTGATTTGATAATCAGATTCCAAGCGCCAACAAGCCCCAAGCCGTAAGGCACACGGATAACCCACATATTAACCACAAAATCGGGTTTTTCAGGATTCCATGTTGCAGTTCCCGAATTATCAACAATGACAAGATGTTCGACAGGATAATCAATAGAAGCCAACAAACGGTCTGCAAGGTCGAACCTCTTTAAAGTAGCAAAGCCAAGAACAGGAATCACTTTAGCAACTTATTAAGAGCAGGAATCCAATACTCCTGCCAAACCTTTTCAGCACGATAACCCTCAGCAAACTCCAAAGCCTTATCAGACCTAACCTGACCACGCTCATAAGCCTGCATCAAAGCCTCAACAATCTGAGGAATGTTAGGGATACTAAACCAAGACTTCTGAGCCTCATCCCACAACGGCTGACACTCAACCAACCAACCATCGCCCACCAACTCCGTGCTGGCACAAATGTCCGAAACAATCACAGGCACACCACAAGCCTGAGCCTCAATCGTTCCAACACCAAACCCCTCACCATACGAAACACCCAAATACACATCCATAGCCGTGTAAAGAGCAGCCAAAACCTCTTGAGGGTAGCCGTAGCGATACTGCAACTGGTCACAGAACAAAACATTGTCAGCAGGAATACCACACGAAGATAGCAGGTCAGCCAAGCGCCAACCATAAGCACCAAACATATCGGTGTGCAAATACAACAAAGCATCAGGGTGCTTCTTCACAAAAATACCAAACGCCAAAAACGCCTCAGCGACAGCCTTACGGTGAATAGCCCCATTCGACTTATTAGCAAAATTCATGCCCACAACAAACTGGTCATCACGGATACCCATGAACTCACGAGCCTTACGACCCTCAATCAGTTCCGTAGGTTTGAACACATCATCAACAGCGTGAGGAATGTAAAGCGACTCAATGCCAGCAGCCTCAATCTGCTTCTGCCCCCACTTGCTCATAGCAATCGGCGTAACATTCGGGTTCTTCAACCACTCAGCCACCAAAGGCGGAATAGGGGTGTGGTCAACAGGAGTCCAAGACGCAACAGGAATGTCCTTGTATTTGTCTTTCTTCAAAATCCAAACATCATACAAAGTGACAAGCAAATCAGCCTGCTTGCCCTTGGTCTTTTCAACATTGGCACGGTGATTCAAATGATTGACAGCAGTAACATCCTGCGAATAAGCATCAGCACCACGAGCATACTCAGGGATAACGCCATAACCAGAATCCCAAGTGCCATTGACACCCTCACGCCCATAGTTTGACTGCACAGCAACATCCAAACCGTCACGAACCATGCGGCTCAGAACCTGTTGAGATTGCACACCATAACCAGTAGGTGCAGTAGGCGAATTACTAAACCAAGTAATTGTTCCCTTTAGTTTTGGACTGTTTTGTTTAGCAGGGTTTCCTGACTTGCCCATCAATAACCTTTCGTAGTAGGTGATTCAATCATAGTAAAAGAAAATCCCCATAGGCTCTAAATCAACACAACGGATTCAGACTTTATATACCTATGGGGAAAATCTTGCCTAGGAAGCGTGTCAAGGATAACACATCTAACCTTGACACCAAGTCGAAGTTGTCAAAGTTATAAACAAAAGAACACCCCCCGTATCTACGCATACGAGGGGTGTTCAGCCTAATCATCGGCTAAGGATTAACTTGCGCCACCCTTGAAGTAACCGATGTGAGTTGCGTGGGTCAAACCACCGTCAACACGGATTAGGCCACGGTAAGTGGTCACATCGGTGTTGAAAGCGTAGTCCTGTGACTGAGCGACCTGAACGCCGCCAGCAACACGAACCTTGAACGATGGTAGGTGACCGAACAATACAGACTTTGCACCAGTAGCAACAGCAGGAACAGCAGGGTTCTCAAATACTGAGTAACCAAGCAACTGTGCAGGCTGTCCAGCAACTGCTGAGTCAGTCCAGATGTAACGACCTGATGAGTCCTTCAACTTACGAGCAGCAGCAATACCAGTCTTTGACATCTGGAAGCCGAGGTTCGGAAGAACACGAGCGCCATCAGCGATGCCGTAAACAAGGTCAACAAGGTTCTCGTAAGTAGCAGCACCTGATACACCAGTTCCACCAGTAACAACCGAACCAGCAGCACCAACGAGGGTGTTGGTTAGAACGGTGTTGGTCTGGATACCTAGTGAAGTTCCAAGTTCCTGAGCGATGTATGAGGTGATGTCGAATCCGGCATCAGCCACAAGTTCGTTAGAAACTGAAACTAGCGCACCATACTTGTAAGCACCAAGAGTGATGCTTGAGAAAGTAGGGTTGCTCTCAGAGATAGCCGAGCCAGCAGCAACCGAACCAGCAGTTGAAAGTGCGGTAACGGTTGGGATAACTAGGCTCTCACCTGAAGCGGTGTTGAATACTTCAGAAACCTGAAGCATCGGGCCGACCAACTGAGCAATCTGGAATACTTGGTTGTAGAACGACTGACCAACGGTGTTAGCCGATGGGGTCAGAGCCGCACGCATTTCACGAGCGAACTCGTGTGAGCGAACCTCGCCACGAGCAATCGAACGCAAAACATCAGCATCGTTCAGAGTTGGCTCAGCAGGAGTGAAAGCAGCACCAGCAGCAGCAGCCTCAGCCGAACGCTGTGCAACCTTTTCAGCAGTTGCGATTGCAGCGTCACGAGCAGTAATGTCAGCCTCGATACGCTCAATCTTTTGTAGGTCTTCAGCAGTTAGTCCACGCTTCTCTGACTCAGCAAGGTCAATGACCTCACGCATCTGAGCAACTAGGTTGTTGCGAACTTCTGCCTGACCCTTGATAAATTCAGACATTTTGTCTTCTTTCAAAATAGGGATTAGGGAAACCTGCCGTGAATGACACAGAACAGAAACGGTGGCGCTAACGCTCAACCTACATACAAGTTTAGTAAGAGTAGGGAACACCCTGTAAAAGAAAACCCCACCGCCGAAAGGGAGTAAAGGCGGTGGGGCAAACGAGGAACGGAAGAATTATCTCGTTTCTTTTGGTTCAGACACCCGAACTTCTTTGGCAGGTGCTGAACTCTTTTTCAGGTCACGAACCAACTCAGCAATAACGCCAGAGTCAGGCTCACCTGCAAACTCGTTGATGATGCGGATTGCGATTTCAAGTTCTTCTTTGGTAGCCATTACATTTCCTTTAGTAGCAGGTCTAGTTTCTTCTTCTTCAAAGCGAGAATGTCGCCCTGAACTTCTTGGACTTCTTCAGTCTTAGTCAGTTTAGCAACCACATCAGTAATCAGGGAAGCCTGTGTTGGGTCAAGTTCCTCGCCCGACTCCAAACGCATCAGAGCATCAGCCAACTGGTCAGCATCAATGCCTGTGTCAACTGAACGAACCGCAATAGTTCCAGCCGTTGACTCATAGGCCGGACTGCTGACAATTGATACCTCGAAAAGTCTTACAGCGTTCAAAGTGCGAACCGAACCATCCTCAGACCAAGTGTCCTTGATGACCGAGAAACCAAACGACATAGAATCAACAGTCTTTGAGCGGATAAGTTCTGACACATCACGACCACGAGTAGTGTTAGCCAAAGTTGCCTGAACCTTTAGTCCACGCTCATCCTCAACCAATTTCAAAGTGCCCCCACGAACAGAAGCCAAAGGCTCACCGCTGTCGTGATTCCACAACAACTTGACCTCATTACGGCTCTGCAACGAACGCTTGAAAGCCCCCGGTGCGATACGCTCAGTAAACGGCAAAGGCAACGAGTCAGAGTTGAACACGGCTGCGTAGCCCTCGAACTGCATACCGTCAGCGGTTTCACGAATCTCAAAATTCGCAACATTCACACGCTGCTCAGGTTGTGCAACAGAACGCCCCTCAGTCACACCATCAAGACGGTTCTTGATAGCGTAGGCAACTTCCGACCATTTGTTGCGGATAACTGTGTCAGTCATAGCATCTCTTTCTTGCTCTGCATCAATTCTAGCAACGACAGATTGTGCGTAAGCCAAAGTGCGTTCCGCAGCACGCTTGCTCGGCCCGGAACCCCAAAGCAAATGAGCAACAACACCAGCAGACGGATAGTTCTCAGAATCTGGTTTCGCATTTGGTGAGTCAAGGTCGCTCATGTGTCTAGCAATCCAAGCAGCAATACGAACCCACTTGTCATCGCTCACATTGCCAGCAGCCATCTCACGAGCCTCACGAATGGTTTTCTCAACAAGACCATCGCCACCCAAACCCTGCTCATAGTATTCAAGACCACGCCGAGCAGCGGCTCTCATGTAGGCAGGTGCTGACTGATTCACAGCACGGTCTTCTTCCTCATCTGGTTCAACAGTTGGCAGATTATCAATCTTGGTCAAATCAGCGACAGGCACAATAGCCAACAACACCGACTCAACATAAACGCCGTCTTCCTCGTCATAAAGTTTGACCTCAGCCCTGTCACCATCAATGGCGTAAACCTCACCGACACGCATATCTTCGCCATCAGCCCAAGTCACATAGTCACCAACAGACAATTCACCAACAGCGGCTCGTTCACCCTCGA